GAATTTAATGAGCCAAAAATTGGTAAAAAATCAATTATTCGCTCCGATACAAACGAACTTATAGAAATTCTAAATATGACCGCCGAAGAAATGCAAGAAGATTTTAATTTTGTTGTTGAAGCAGAAGAAACCGAAATCCTACAACTCGAAGAAGGAAATGTTAATGCCTAAATCTCAACTCCACGACGATATGGAATACTATCGTCGTTCATCTTCCGAGAAACTTAAATTCATTTTTCAAAACAAGGAACATCTTCTTAAAAGAAGAAACGGAGAGAAACACTATAAAGCAATGCAAGAAATTGCACAATTCCCGAATCACAATTTCCGCCCAAAACAAATGTCATATATCGATGACGTTTACGAAATGGTAATGGCTCAACTTGGCTTACCAAGTTATCGCGGACAAAAATCTAAATACGGCATAAATCTAAAATGCTAATTAAAAACCTCATCCGCGCAAATCAGCTAAATCATAATAATCAGCGTTCCCATGCTTTTTCCCTTAGAAAATCCTTCGTGTCTTCGCGTCTTAGTGGTTCAAATTTGTGTTTTATAAATTCCTCCGCGTCTTCGCGTCTTTGCGGTTCATCTTTTGGTATTAAAAATTCAATCCGTTCATATCAGTCCGCTCCGTTCAATCCGCGTGCTATTTTCTTTAATAAATCTTCCTCCTAACAAACTTTCTACTAATCGGCTTCGGAATATCCGCTTGCGGTCTATTCCTCAAATATTCAAGAGCTTGACTCATACTATCCACCATATCATCATACTCACCATTAGGAAAATCTTCACATTCATCCAAAAAAGGACTGATATTATCCATATTTGTATTTAACGAAACATTTCCACTTTCGATTATTGGAGTAATAGAGTGAACTCGACTAACTTTATCATTATCGACTTTAATTGCTTTTATCGGCAATTTCGTTTCTCTTTGCAATTCTTGGATTAAACTCGTTCCACTCGCTTTGTCTTCTACAATTATTTCATTTGGCATAAATTCATTATTCAATTCAATTACTTTTCGCTTTAATTCGGGAAATTCTAATCTTTCGCGGAAAATATCAACTAAACGATAGTAATTCTGAAAAACAAACCAAGTAGTACAAACCGAATAATCGTTTTCTTGGTTTTTCTTAAATGCAGTGTCCCAACTTTGCAAAATATACGGCTTGTTTGCACCTAAATTTAAGCTCGTTGTTACGTTAAACCATTCTCTTTTTATGATTCTTTCACTATCCGCATCTACGAATAATCCATATATTTCTTGGTCCCGCAAAGCTGGAGAAATTTCTGAAACATATTCATCAACTTCCGCTTTTTCTAACATCGGATTATTATAACTCGAATAGTTATAAAACTTCCAATTTATGTTGTTTTCAACAGCGTCGGGAAACAAATTACCTTGTTCAGGCTTTTGCAACTCCTTCATATTTTCAAAAGTCTCCCTCTTTTCAAGGGGGAGATTTAGAGGGGGTTCACACTTTTTTGCTAATTTATAGAATAAATGCTCTTTTCCTTTGTGCTTTTTTCCTTTTGGTGTTCCACCAATTATCGCACATGCTTTGTAGTCTAACATCATTGGTCTGATTGATTCAAGCCAAAGATTTTCATCTTTCAAAACTATTCCAGCTTCGTTTATGATTATCAGATTATATCCAAATCCTTCAATATTTTCTGGTCTATCCGCAGAACGAAAATCTATTATTGATTCTTCACCGTCTTTTGAGACTATAAATTTCATTTCGTTATTGGTTCTGTTCCAGTTGAAAAATGCTTTTGGTATTTGCTTTAAGTATGGCATACCATATCTTTGTATGTATCTTGATATGTTTGCGTAGGTTGTGTCCACCCACAAGATTTTTTTACCTTTCCCGTTTATTGCAGTATCAATTGCATAATACATCATTCCACGAGTTAAGCCAAATCTTCGACCTTTGGCTATGACTTTGAATCTTATTTTGTCGGCAAAAATTTCTATTTGTTTTTCATGATACGACATCTTTATTTCAATCTCTATCTTCATTCTTCAAATCCGCAAAACTTACTTTAGAACGAGTAATTGTTATTCCAAACTCTTTATTTTCGTCTGTTTTGTCACTTTGTCCTAACATATTTTTACCTAACCAAATTAACATTGTAGCATTTCCTTTTAACGCAACCCTTATTTGCGCTTTCCTTAGCTTAGTTTTTAACGCCAATCTTCCTTTTGTCAGAAATTCGGGAAAACCCTTTCTTATTGTACTTTCATCTACCTCAAAATATTCGGCTATTTCTGAATTATTTAGTCCATAGCTTGCTAATCGTTGTACGCTCTTTCCGTTAATGTCTTTTTTCGGTCTTGCCATAATTTTCAACTTTAATTATCTGATAAAGCAAATGCTTTAGAATTATACTTGACAATATAATACAATAAGTTTATATTAAAATCAAAATTTATAAATATTTTGCTTTATTAATTATCAGTTAATCATTTCCGGGGGGAAATTATGACGCTCGAAATCTTCAAAGTCGGAAAGCATACATCAAGTAACGGAGTTGCTAAGGATTATTCTCTCGATGACTTAAATTCAATTATCCAAAATCACACAGAACCTACTCCAATTGTTGTTGGTCATCCTAAAACTAATTCACCAGCTTTTGGGTGGATTAAAAATCTTTTCTTAAAAGGGGAATCTCTTTTTGCCGAAGCTTTTGATTTAGTTCCAGAATTTTTAGACCTCGTAAAACAAAAGATATACAAAAATCGTTCTGTTTCTCTTAAACAAAATGAAGACGGAACTCTTTCACTTAATCACGTCGGTTTTCTTGGTGGAGCTTTGCCAGCCGTCAAAGGTTTGCAAGAATTAAATCTAAATGCAGATGAATCGGAATCCTTTGAAATGGAGTTTTCTGAAATCGAACTTGATGAAGATGAAGAAGATAAAGAAAGCGACTCAAAAGCTGAGTTCGATTCTCTTAAATCAGATGTTGCTAAGATTCTTGAATTTATGCAATCTTTCCCAGTTCAAAACGACCAAGTTGTTCAATCTGAATTACAAGCAAAAATTGATGAATTAAACCTCAAAATCGAATTAGCTTATTTTCAAAGAAATATTGCTGAAAAATTGCAATTGGATAATTTAACTCCAGCAATCAAAAACAAAATCTTAGCTATTCTTGGATATTTTCAATCACTTGATTTTTCTCAAGACGATCAGTCTAAAATCCTTTCCAATTTTCAAGAGCTTGCTGATTTAATCCAACCTTTCCAAACGGATGAAGTTCTTAAAAAAGTTGAATTTGCTCAAAGACGAAAGTCTTCAAAAGAGTTCGAAGCTTTAAATGTGGATAAGGATTCTCTTAAACTTTTTAATGACGCAACTCAACTTTCAGAGGAAGAATCTATTTCTTTCACTGAAGCATTAAATATTTTAATCAATAAAAATAGTGAGGTATAATTATGCCAAGTACTTTAGCTGCTCTTCGTATCGTTGACCCAGTTCTAACTCAGTTAGCTCGTGGTTATTCAAATTCTGGCTTAGTTGCCGATAAGTTGTTTCCATTAGTTTCTGTTACTAAAGAAGCTGGAAAAATACCTCAGTTCACAAAAGAAGCTTTTAAAATCTACAACACAGAAAGAGCTATTCGAGCTAATTCAAATCGAATCAATCCGACTGTTAATACTTCAATCGAATTTGTTCTTGCTGAACACGATTTGGAATATCCGCTCGATTATCGCGAAATAAACGAAGATATGCTAAATCTTAAAATGCGAGCAACTAACGTTGTTACTGATGCAATCGCTCTTCGTAAAGAAAAATTGTGTGCTGAAATGGCTCAAAATCCACTTAACTTTGCAGCTTCTAACAAAGTTACGTTAGCTGCTTCTGACCAGTTTAACGACCCTACATCAGACCCAATAACAATTATCGATTCAGCACGCTCCGCTGTACGTTCTCAAATTGCAAAAAATCCTAATGTAATTGTAATCTCAAATGATGTTTTCGTTGCACTCAAAAACCATCCTTCAATTACTGACAAAGTAAAATACACGCAACACGCGGTTATTACTTCTGATTTACTTCGTCAATTATTGCAGTTCGATGCTCTTTATGTCGCTTCTTCTGTTTATGAAGATGAAAGCGGAGATTTACAAGATGTTTGGAATGATACTGTCGTTATTGCTTACGTTCCAGAAGCTCGGACTTCAAATGCTTTAGAAAAAAGAACTTTCTACGAACCAAGTTTTGGCTACACTTTGCAAATGAAAAACTATCCATTGGTCGATACTTACGATGAAAAGGGAAAAGTTAAAGTTGTCAGAAATACCGATTTGTTCGTTCCTAAAATCGTTGGTGCCGATGCGGGTTTCTTAATAATCGATTGTTTGGCATAGGAGGTTATTATGTTTATCGTTAAAGATACTCCTATTTTCAAAAACAAAAAACTTTACAGAGTAGGTGATTTATTCCCTTACTCTGATAAAGATAGTCATCTGCTTTGGAATCTTGATAAAATTGAAGCACCTCAGCAAGAAATAGTTCCCGAAACAGAAAACGAGACTACAGGAGAAACAGTTCCCGAAACAACTGAAATCGTTGATTCTGAAACTGAAAATAAAATTGAATCGCCAAAAATTGCAAAATCAAAGGCGAAAAAATAAAAAAAGTGTAATCGTTCTTAAAAATTTTGTCAATCTTTTGACCTTTAAACGGCCTCAAGAAATCAGCGTTAAGAAATTTACAAGCTGAGCGTTAAACAGAAAAAGCTGTTTGAGTTCCGACATGTTCTTAGTCGGAACGAGTTCTTTTTCTGTCGCGAAGTGTAGTAAATTTTAGTCGATTTCTGATAGCCTTGATTTTTTGTTTCTTTTGCATCAAGGCAAAAGAAAGTATAATAATATATTGTCAAAGCTTCTCCCGAACGCTTTCGGGAAGAAAATATAGCACAACTAAACTATTAAATAACTTAAGGAAATAAAATATTATGAAAACCGAAAACCCAATTTTGATTTTATCAGTTACTGCTTTAACTGATGTCACTAAAAATCTTATCGCAAATGTTGGCGGTGGACTTGCAAACGCAACTGATGTTCCTCTCGGTGTTTTTAATGCCGATACTCTTGCAACCGAACAAGCTCCAGTTATGGTAAATGGTGTCGCTCTTGTAGTTTCTGGAGATATTATCACTGCCGGAGATTTAGTCAAATCAGACGCAAACGCTAAAGCGATTGCTACAACCACAAACGATAAATTTGTTTTTGGTAAAGCTCTCGATTCCTCCGTTGTTGCCGGTGATATTATTCGCGTACTTCTTAACTAAGAGGATATAATGAGAAGAATAAATAATTGGCTCAAAAAATCAGATTTTGACCCCGATATTGTGGTCTATGACGATTTCCCACTTGCAAATATTACTCCCATTTGGAGTTCTACTTTAGTTGGTATAAGAATTATGGTTGACCCCGAACTTGGAGACGATAACAATGATGGTGCTACTTGGAAAACCGCAGTAAAAAGCATTGCAAAAGCTGTTTCATTGTTACCTTACGACATTAAAGGTG